CCAAGGCAAGGAGGTGCCCTCCGAGGAGGTCAACGCGGCCATCAGCACCCCTGCCAGTGCGCTGTTCGTTGAAAGAATCCTGACTGCCTACGACATGGAGGTGGTGAAGGACGCCAAGCGCCTGCGGCACTTCGTCACAAACAAGCTCATCGTAGAGACCGAAAACGTCGATGCACGCATCCGCATGCGTGCCCTAGAACTGCTGGGCAAGGTCAGCGACGTGGGGCTGTTCACCGAGCGCACCGAGATCACCGTCAACAACCGCAGCACCGTCGAGTTGGAGACCTCCCTGCGGGACAAGCTGCGCAAGCTGATGGACGTGTCAGGTGCCGAAGACGCCAAGATCATCGCTCCGCCAATCACGCTCGATACCCCCATCAGTGCCAAAGCCATGCTGGCTGGCTCCTGAGAGCCTGCGCTGTGCAGCTTCTCACCGAAATCGAGATCGAGGCTCTGGCTGCCAACATCAGCCAGTTCAGCCCTGAGGAACAGACCCAGATCGCCGTCATCATCGACGAGCTTGAGCGCAGGAGACAGGCCAAACTCTGCCAAGACAACCTGCTTGAGTTCTGCAAGCACATGGACCCGACCTACGTCGTGGCCCCCCACCACAAAAAGCTGGCTGAACTGTTGACCCAGATCGCTTTCGGGCACAAAGACCGCATCGCGGTGTCCATCCCGCCCCGGCATGGCAAATCGCACCTCGTCAGTACCCTGTTCCCAGCATGGTTTTTAGGTAAATTCCCCGGGAAAAAGGTGCTGATGGTCTCCCATACGGGCGATTTGGCCGTCGATTTTGGTCGAAAAGTGCGAAATATCATCGCAGACCCACGGTACACATCGATCTTCCCGGGAATCACCCTTGCTGCTGACTCAAAAAGCGCTGGTAGATGGTCAACGAACCACGGAGGGGAGTATTTTGCCACTGGTGTAGGCGCTGCACTGGCTGGACGGGGTGCTGACCTGCTATTGGTGGACGATCCGCACTCAGAACAGGACCTTTTGGCGGGTAATTTTGAGGAACTGGAGAAAACCTATCAATGGTTTGCCTTTGGTGCCCGTACACGCTTGATGTCAGGTGGTCGGATAGCTGTAATTCACACCCGGTGGCACCAAGATGACCTAATCGGGCACCTGATAAAGGATGGTGCTAATAACCCCAGGGCAGACCAGTACGAAGTGTTCGAATTCCCTGCCATCATGACGGTGAAAAAGCCCGCCGACGATGGTGAAGAAGTTATCGAGAAAGCCCTTTGGCCTGAGAAGTTCGATCTAGAAGCACTTGAGCGCACCAAAGCATCAATGCCTGCGTTCCAGTGGAACGCGCAGTACATGCAGAACCCCACCGGGGAGCAGGGTGCCATCATCCAGCGCGATTGGTGGAAGCCGTGGAAGAAAGACGACCCACCACCCTGCGAATACATCATCATGGCGCTGGACGCAGCGGCGGAAAAGAACAACCGCGCTGACTTCACAGCCTTGCTGACCTTCGGTGTGTTTAGTGACGATGACCTGACAGATGGTGCGTCACACATCATCCTGCTGAACGCTATAAACACCCGCGTCGAGTTCCCAGAACTCAAAGATCTTGCCATCCGTGAGTGGAAAGAGTGGGACCCCGATGCGTTCATCGTGGAGAAGAAATCCAGCGGCACACCACTGTTTCAGGAGCTTCGGCGTATGGGCATCCCCGTGCAGGAGTTCACGCCGCACCGGGGCACCGGGGACAAGATCGCCCGTCTGAACGCCGTGTCTGACATCCTGCGCTCAGGGATGGTCTGGTATCCTGAAGGACGCCGTTGGGCTGAGGAAGTGATCGAGCAGTCTGTCGCGTTCCCCTACGGGTCGCATGACGACATGGTGGACTGCCTGAGCATGGTGCTGGCGAGATACCGGCAGGGCGGGTTCATCAGACTGCCAACGGACTACCGGGACGAACCGTCCTATCGCAACCGCGTTACGTATTATTGACATTGAAATAAAAGGCAGTAAATCATGGCAACGAACTTCGACCCCGCGATGATGCCCCTTGACACTGCCCTCATGGGCGATGAGCCCGCCATCGAGATCGAGATCGAGAACCCTGATGCTGTCAGCATCGGCATCGACGGGGTTGAGATTGAACTGATGCCGGAACCTGAGACTGCGGACACATTTGACGCAAATCTTGCGGAGTACATGGACGACGGGGAGCTTCAATCTCTGGCGTCTGACCTCATTTCCCTTGTAGATGCGGACATCAACAGTCGCAAAGACTGGACAGATATGTTTGTCAAGGGTCTAGAAGTCCTTGGCATGAAGTACGAAGAGCGTACTGAGCCTTGGAACGGGGCTTGTGGGGTGTATTCACCTCTTTTGACCGAAGCCGCGATCCGTTTTCAGTCGGAGATGATCACTGAAACTTTCCCGGCACAAGGTCCGGTAAAAACGCAGATCATTGGGGCGGTTGACCGGCTGAAAGAGGAGGCGGCAGAGCGGGTTCGTGACGACATGAACTACATGCTGACCGAGCGGATGATTGATTACAGGTCCGAACATGAGCGGATGCTGTACTCCCTTGGCCTTTCTGGTGCGGCGTTCAAGAAAATCTATCCTAATCCGAGTACAGAACTGCCTGCTGCTCCGTTTGTACCGGCTGAAGATCTGATCATGCCTTACGGGGCGTCTAACGTGTACACAGCCGAGCGCGTGACTCACATCATGCGCAAAACTGAGAACGAGATCAAAAAGTTGCAGGTTGCTGGCTTTTACCGTGATGTAGAGCTTGGAGAGCCGGTACGCTTCTTCACTGACATTGAGAAGAAAAAAGCTGAGGAGCAAGGGTACACCCTGACCGATGATGATCGGTATCAGGTATTGGAGATCCACGTAGACTGGGACATGCCGGGGTACGAAGATGAAGTTCCTTTGCCGTATGTGGTCACGGTTGAGAGGGGTACCAACACCGTCCTGTCCATCCGACGAAACTGGAACGAAAACGACGACAAGAAACTCAAGCGACAACACTTCGTCCAGTACACGTATATTCCTGGCTTTGGTGCTTATGGTTTGGGCTATATCCACCTTATTGGTGGTTATGCTCGCGCTGGCACTTCCATCATTCGACAACTTGTTGATGCTGGCACCCTGTCCAACCTGCCCGGTGGTTTGAAGTCTCGCGGTCTTCGGATCAAGGGCGACGACACGCCCATCGCCCCGGGCGAGTTCAGGGATGTAGATATCCCTTCGGGAAGTGTGCGTGACAACATCATGCCGCTGCCGTACAAGGAGCCGAGCCAAGTCCTTGCTGCTTTGCTTCAGTCAATCACGGAAGACGGACGAAGGCTTGCGTCGGTAGCGGACCTCAAGGTCAGCGATATGAGTGCACAGGCCCCGGTAGGCACCACACTGGCAATTTTGGAGCGGCAACTCAAGACAATGAGTGCTGTCCAGGCGCGGGTTCACGCTTCGCTTCGGATGGAGTTCAAGCTCCTGAAGGGCATCATTCGGGATTTCTTGCCAACCTCGTACCCGTACACCCCAGAAGGTGGTGACCGCTCTGTCAAACAGTCTGACTACGACCTCGTAGAGGTCATCCCGGTCAGTGATCCTAACGCGGCCACGATGGCGCAGCGGATCATGCAGTACCAAGCTGCACTGCAACTGGCTCAAGGTGCCCCGCAGATCTACGACCTGCCGCAGTTGCACCGTCAGATGCTTGAGGTGCTTGGTATCAAAAACGCCGAGCGGTTGGTCGCCGTTCCTGAGGATCAGAAGCCTCAAGATCCGGTGACGGAGAACATGAACGTGCTGCGGGGCAAGCCCGTCAAGGCGTTTGCGTACCAAGATCACGAGGCGCACCTCATGACCCATCAAGCGTTCATGCAGGACCCAAAGATCATGGCGACTCTGGGGCAGAACCCAATGGCGCAGCAGATGATGGCCGCGCTCATGGCACATATTGCAGAGCACGCTGCGTTTGCATACCGGGCTCAAGTCGAGATGGCCTTGGGGGTGCCGCTGCCATCACTGGACGAGGAGGACAACGCGCCGATAGCACCTGAAGACGAGAAGGCCCTGGCTCCGCTGATTGCCGCCGCTGCACAACGCACGATGGTACAGAACCAAGCGATGGCTGCACAGATGCAGGCTCAGCAGCAGGCGCAGGACCCCGTCTTGCAGATGCAGCAGGTTGAGTTGCAGTTGAAGCAAGCCGAGGTGCAGCGCAAGGCGCAGAACGACCAGATGGACTTCCAGATCGCGCAGCAAAAGTTGCAGCTTGAGGCGCAGCGCCTGCAGATTGACGCCCAGAAGAACCAGGGCGAAGACCCCCGGCTAAAGGCTATGCGGGCGCAGCAGGAGTTGCAGCAGAAGGAGCAGATGCATCGCCAAAAACTCAACCATCAGGCGCAGCAGCAACAGGTCAAGATACAACAACAGGCTATGAAGGCAGCTCAACCCAAAGCACCGAGGCAGTAAATGGCAACCACATTCGACGTAGTTATCGAAGAACTGGAAGAGCGCCGCGAAACCATCGCGCAGGCGCTTATCTCAGGTGCGGCAAAAGACTTTGCCGAGTACAAATTCATGACGGGTGAAATCCAGGGTCTTTCACGCGCTCATGCTTTCATAACCGACCTTGTGCGAAAGATGGAAAACGACGATGAGTGAACTACTCCTGAGCGACGGCCAAAACACAACCGTGTTGCCGCAAACCGACGAGGAAAAGGCCCGACAAGTGCCTGATCCTGTGACCTACCACTTGCTCTGCGTTCTGCCTAAAGCGGAAGAAGCGTACGAAAGCGGTCTGGTCAAAGCAGGGCAGACCATGCACTTTGAAGAAGTGTTGAGTCCAGTTCTGTATGTCGCCAAGATGGGGCCAGACTGCTACAAAGACCCTCTTCGGTTCCCTTCAGGCCCGTCCTGCAAGGTAGGTGACTTCGTGCTGGTTCGTCCCAATTCTGGTACGCGGCTAAAGATCCACGGCCAAGAGTTCCGCATCATCAACGACGATAGCGTTGAAGCGGTCGTGCAAGATCCCCGTGGCCTGAAGCGGGCATAAGGAGTAGAACATGGAATCTTTTAAGTTCCCCGATGAGGTGGAAAAAGAAAAGCCCGTCGAAGAAAAGCTGGAGATCGAGATCGAGGGCGAAACCGAGATCGAGGTCGTTGACGACACTCCTGAAGAAGACCGTGGGCGCAAGCCCATGAAGGAAGCCCCTTCAGAGGTTACCGATGATGAACTGTCTCAGTATTCCGAGGGTGTCAAGAAGCGAATCCAGCACTTTTCCAAGGGCTACCACGAAGAGCGCCGAGCAAAGGAATCTGCGCTGCGTGAGCGGGAAGAAGCGGTACGGCTGGCTCAATCTCTTGTTGAAGAGAACAAGCGCCTCCAAGGCAGTCTCGGCCAAGGTCAGCAAGCTCTGCTTGAGCAAGCCAAGAAGGTTGTTGCCAACGAGGTTGAGCAGGCCAAAGCGAAGCTCAAAGCCGCGCACGAAGCAGGGGATACCGAGGCTTTCATCACGGCCCAGGAAGAACTGACAACTGCCAAGATCAAAGCAGAGCGTGTCAATAATTTCAAACCGGCAGTTGCGCAAGCCCCGGCACCTGTGGTACAACCCGCTCCAAGCGTTGCACCGCCTCCTGTAGACGACAAAGCCCGTGCGTGGTTAAGAGCCAATCCGTGGTTTGAGACAAACAACAGGATGCGTGCCATTGCTTTAGAGGTTGACAAAGAACTTGTGAGTAACGGGGTTGATCCAACAAGCGACGACTATTACCAGCGCATCAATCAAGAGGTGCGTCAACTTTTTCCGGATGCGTTCCCTTCGGAAAGAAAGAAGTCATCGGTTGTTGCCC